AGAGCTCATCACCAGCAGAGCCAGGTGGGATCTCTACAGCTCGGTATATATCATATTGTTCCTCAGCATATTTTTGTATCAAAGCTGCATCTGACGGAGCATTTTCTATTAAGTTTCCATTTTTGTCATATTTAACAGAGGTAATTGCATCAACAAGTGTTTGATTTCCAGCAATACTTTCCATTGTCGCTGTTATAAATTCTCCTCTACTAAGAGTTTTAGCATCTTGTTTTATTTTTTCTTTTAAAATATCTGCTGCAATAGCTTCTCTGTCAACTTCACGATCCTGAGCTTTATCGTAAGCAGCCACACCAGATTCTATACCAGCTTTTTTAATTGACTCTGCACGATCCATTAACTGATTTCCTAAATCAGCAAATTCTTTCATAGGATCTTTTGCGGACTCTGCAATGGCTTTTAATAAATTTGGATCTTTACTTGAAGCAAGATTTAAACCAAATTGCACCATAGCATTGTATGCTGCACTCTTTGTTCTTTTTCTACTATCATCACCGATATATTTTTCAAATAAACCTATTCTATCATTTATAAAACTATCCAAATCACCTTTCTTAATTTGATCATCAGTGCTTGTAGTTTTATCATCCTTGTCTTTTTTATCTTTAGGTTTTACTGGATCTGGAACTGTGTCCACTGGACCACCTGGATCAGGCTTTTTATTTTCTTGATTGTTAACACTTTCTTCAGCGCTTTCCGTTAAAAAATCATAAGCAAAAGGTGCTGCTGTGGCTCCTGTTTGTAATGCAATGTTTGCAGGATTTGTGCTAGTTATATTAAATCTAGGCATATTTCCTCTTCTAAAAAGATTTGGGTATACATCTTTAAATTTTTGCCCTGCAAATTTACCACTTTGAATAATTTGATTACCAGACGCCCTAACTCCAGGTGCCATTTGATAAGGTCTAAAATAACCTAATCCTTTTTTAAGACCTTCATAACCAAATTTTAAAGCTGGTTTAGCAAATCTTGCAGCAAAAGGTGCTGCCCTTACTGCAGCTTGTATTCCTAATGGTACTAAAAAAGCTACCATATTAGCTAAAAATGTTTCCTATACCACTAAAAGCATCTTTTACTCCACCAAAGCCTTGACCAAACTGACCGAGAGCGCCAAGTCCTGCAATACCTAAACCAAGTGCTTGAGCAAATGGACTAGTGCTAGGTTCTTGTATGTAAGAGATACCACCACTAGGTGTGCCTCGTAGTATATCACTAGCAAAACCAAGCCTTGTAAACGGCTCACGTTGTGCCATGAGTTGTTGTTGTCTTTGTGCTTCTAATTGTGCTTGGCCAAGTTGTTGTTGCATACCACCAACACCTAGAAGTGACTGTATATCTTGTTGTCCAAGTTGTTGACCAAGAGCGCCAAGTCCAGCTTGTACTCTACCAAGATTACCTAACTGTTGACCAGCCATTAATTGTCTTCTTTGTTGTGCTTCTTGTGCACCCATTGCAGCACGTTGTGCTTGTTGAAAGTTTCGTGATAAGTCTTCAAATATTCTTCTTGATTTTATGTCTTGTAAATTACGATCTAATTCTGCTTCTTGTACACCAAATCTAGAACCACCAAATACTCCTGCTCTTGTTGCTTGTCCTGCTAATCTATTTCTAGCTTGAGCTCCTTGTCTGTCTAATTCTGCTAAAGCTTGTTGTGTAACATTCTGTTGGTACGGGTCCATGAAAGCTTGTGCCTGTGATGGCTGAAAAGCTTGCGTTCCACCAATTAAACCAGCAACTCCTAAGTCTGCTGTTGACATTCCTTTCTGTAATGCAGGTTGAAATGCTCCTACATTTTGACTTGCTAAACCAAATGCTTGTTGTTGTTGAGGCGTGAACCCTGCAAATTGAAATGCTGGTATAGCTTGTGATATTCCTGCTCTACCAAACTTACGTAAGTTAAAATCAGCATCACTTTCGCCTGATCTTCTTACTGCGCTTGGGTCACCAAATACAGAAGCTAAAAGCTGTTCGGCTCTTTTTTCAATATACTCTGGTTGTCTTTGTATTTGAGTGGTTGTACTCATTATCTCTTGCCTCCGTATTTCTCTTGCAGACTATACAAGAATTTTGATCCTCTGTCTCTAGTATCTTGTTTACCTTTACCACCCATTGCTTGTCCTAATCCTCTGACTGTTCTTGCATTAACAACAAATTCTCCATCACTTAACATTGCAGGTATTTCATCACTAGTCTCGGTTCCTGGTCCTGCTATCTTACCATTTTTTCTTGGAAAGTTACCACCTTCGGACAAACCAATGATACCACCATCTCTTCTATTAATTAGATTAGGACCATACTGTGAAAATGGAATCGTTGTTACAGGCATAGTAGTTGCTGCACCTAAATTTTTAAATGGATCTACAGTTCCAAATACACTTGGCATCATCTCTGAATCTTTTTGCTCTTGCTCGCTACCCATTAAACCTGTTGCTCCTGCTAAAATAGCAGCACTTGTTAATGGTCTTGTTTTTACAAATGTCGCAGCTTTTTGAAGTGCATTTAATCCTTGAGGTGCTTTTACTGTTAACTTACCCGCAGCTCCTGGTATCAATCCAGAACCTGCAGCTCCACCAGTTGTTCCTGTTCCTAATATAGGAGCTGTTCTACCTAACAAACCACTGAGACCTGCACCTGGTGTCATGCCTAAAAATTTAGTAGCACCAAATCCTGCAGCTCCACCTAATAAAGCATTACGCAAAGATTCTTGAGGACTTCTACCTCCTACTAAACTACCTATACCTGCACCTAAACCAGAGCCTAATGCTCCACCTAGTGCTGGTCCACCATAAAGATATCCTAATCCAGCTCCTATTACAGGCGCTGCTTTTTGTACTAATTTCTTAGCGGACTTAAAAATCTTTTTTAGCATGTTCTCCTTTTGCAAATCATGATTGTTAAATAGTGCAAGGAGGCTGGCCTTGTGAAATAAGCCTAATTAATCGTATAATTATAGGCAAATTTCTAGTATTGTGCAACTACAAATGAGCTTCGATATTACAAAGGTTCCTATGGTTCGTTTAACGTGGTTAGACGCTCGTGATATGGAAACTGGTTGGTTGCCTATAAAAGACATAACTAATGCACCATTAGCCGTGTGTCAAGAAGTAGGATACATGGTTGTAAACACTAAAGAAAAGGTTGTTGTCATGCGATCTTGGTGCACCGATAAAGATGATAATCATGGTGGTGGTGCGATAGCAATACCAAAAGGTTGGGTAACAAAGATAGAGTATTTGCACGTCGGTTATTCTGAGTCACACTAATTGTCAAGAAAACAATTTTAAAAAGTTCTGTTGATTTGAAATAAAATATGTTTACATTAGGTTCTCACCAAAATTAACAATCACAGGAGCAAATATGGAAAACGAAGACATAAATAAAGCCATTGCCTACCTTGCAGATAAGGTGAGCAAATATCACGAACGACTATTAGCTATGGAAAGGGACGTTGAAAGACATATCAAAGATTCAGAGCAACATTGTTGCGATGACTGTGATTGTAAGAACTAAAGTTCTCCTCCATCACCAAACACTTCAGGCATTTTAACGACACGTATGGTAACATCTTTGGCCTTTGATTCGGCCCAAGGTTTACCACAGTCGTTACAATTGCCAGTAGCCTTCTCCTCATCATCAACTTCTGCTTTACAATTAGAACAATAAATTTTTACATAAACTTCTGGCTTTAATATTGGTATTTCTTTATCACCAACTTTTTCAGTGCCAATCTGTTCGGCATCTTGTACTTTTTTACCAATATTTTCTTCTGACATTATGTGATCTCCATTAAACTAACTAGTATTTTTACACCATTTCCTAATATTTTAACAGCATCTTGTTGCTCTAAAACAACAGGATGTGTAAGCACTTCTGTTTCTGCCCCATCTGCTAAACTATCCTTATATAATTCTATTTCTAGAGGTGAACTAGCATCGTAATCTAGAACAGCTACCGTTGTCGTTACCGCACCACCTGTTTGATTAGACAATCTAATGCTTTTTACTATGGCCGTAGTTGGTAATACAGGTGGCACAGCACCTTCGTTAGCTGTAGGCACCGTATAAACCGCTGTATTGGACCCTGTAGCAGTCTTAGAAAAACTTTTAAATTGATCAGCCAAGGAAGAAACTCCTTGCTGTAGATTCGTCTTTTATATCTTGTTGAAATCCAAAGTTTAATTGTTGTGTAATCTGTTCAAGCACACGAATTAGTGCATCAAATTGTGATGCTTCATACTCAGGTGTTGAATCTGGTAATCTAGTTGTTGCAATTTTAGCCATTATCTACCTCCATCTGGTTTTACATCTAGTCTAAGCGTACCATAACGCCAATTAGCACCTACATCGGTGCTTCGTATATCTACATTCGCCTGTCTACCTCTACCACGTAGATCAAATTTAGTAGTATTTGTTGTTATTGTTCTTGATATATCAGTTGCTGTTTGTGAAGGAAATGATTTAAAACCTAATTTTATTGTAGCATCTCCTACCTGATCTTTAAAATCTGGTATACCCCTGCTTACAGATAACATTTGTTGACCATCTTGTATGTCAAAATCACCTGATGTTATGAATGCAGTCATAGCTGAACCATCATCATCAAAACCTACTTCGTGTTCATAAAATGTTGAAGCACCCGCTGTTAAACCAATCACTGTTGGTGTCGTTGCAGTATTATTAGGAAAATATTTTGTTGCATAAGGTTGTTGATATACACCGTAATCAGACCAAGTGGTTCTTGCTAAGTTAGATGTGTACCAAGTTTTTTCTAAGTAGTTATAGCTTACAGCTCTGTCTATTTGTGTAGAACCTGCTGAAGGATAAAACCAAGTTATTTCATTAAATTCAGAATTAATACCTGCATATGTTTCTGCATAATTAGCAATACTAAAATCTTCAAACACGTAATCTTGTACGCTACATGGTAATTTTTTAACTGTACCATCATAGAGATAGAAAGCATTTTGAGACATCCAATATGCTACACCGTTAATATCTACGGCTGAGTGCACACCAACAGCGCCACAGTTAGCACCTAATTGCACAAGTGAAAAAGTAAAAGGAGCCCCTACAAATTGTAGAGCATGCAGTGAATTATCTGTCCATACAAGAACAGCATTTCTAGATCTAACTGCAGCTACTATTTTTGACCCATCCTGTATACGAAAAGATCCTGCAGTATTTGTTGCCGTTGGTGTCCATGTTGTAAAGTCTTCTTGAGAAGAGAATCGTAAAAATAAATCATCTTGTGTAGTGCTATCTGCAATGGTTGTTTCTGTGCCAAATAAAAATATGTGTCTATCTGGCATTGATACTAAATTAAATCTTGAATTTGTAGGTGCTTGTGTAATGACAGTAGCTCTTGTATTTAATCCTGCAGATGTATCCCATCTAAATGTGCCACCTTTGTGTACAGTAGCAATTAAATCCTCACCAAAATTATCAAAGCTCCAGTTTCTACCGTCTAGTGTAACTGTCGATGTTGATCTAGGCGTGTTCCATGTGCTTGTGTTCCATGTGCCAATACCCCAACCATAACCATACACAGAAGCATCTGGTCCTATACTTATTTGATAATTAATATTACCAGTTCCACCACCTCCAGATGTTGATCCAGAAGCATTACTAGTTTGTGTTACAACATAACTGTTAGAGTTTGTAATAGATGTAATCTCAAACTCTGCATTCATATCAAGTCCATCTATTGCAGAAAAAGAATCAAAGGTTACAAAATCACCGATAGAAGCTTGGTGTCCAGTATCTGTTACAGTAACGTTATTAGTTCCATTGGTTGTAAAAGGGTTTGATATACTGCTTGTTGTTTTTCTAATAGGAGTAACATCAGCAATGGTACCCTCTGTGTATATATAAAATTTTCGATCTGTTCCGAGAGCCGTGTACCTTACACCATCCAAAGATGTCCATGCATGAATATCTCTTGCGACTCCGATGATTGTATCATTAACAAGTTTCTGCCAACCACCCACTTTTTGTGGTAGACCATAATGAAATCTTACGTTGTCTGCATCTATCCAACGTCCTTCCGCACCGTATTCAGTGTTCTGTTTATCAATACCTGGTTTAAAATTTAATTTTGTTAATGGCATTATAATCTCAAATATCTAAAAACTATTTCGCCAGCACCACCTGCACCTCCTTGTGAAGAGCCTGGTTCTGTTCCTCCACCGCCACCACCTGCACCTCTTGTCCCTGCAGTTCCAGCTGTATTACCATTTGCACCCCCAATACCACCAGTATTACTTGACCCAGCAAAAGAGTCGCCTCCATCGCCACCACCAATTGTACAGTTGTCTCCTCCACAGTT